TTATTCAGGCGCTGTGCAATGTAGCGATTGCCTGCATAATCAGGTGTATTGCGCCGGTAATCACGGTGAGACGACTGATCATGGTTGTAATAGCGAATAGCTTCTTCCCATGCATCGACTAGGTCCCCCATCTGCTTCTGCACTTGGTTCTTGCGCGACTTCCACATCGGCCCGCGCTTGCTGCTGACCGGGATGCGCGACTGCGGCATCGCCTTGTAGACAGGCAACGGCTCATCCTGCGGCATGCCGACACCAGCTTGGTCGAGCGCGTTCTCAAGCGCATCGTTGCCAGACTGATCGGTGAAGTCAGGAACAGGCTCGTCGGCTGTATCGGGCGGGATGCGGTCGCTCATTTGTGCCTCGGCAATACCTTAGCGTGTTGACGCTCAAACTCGTGCCAGTGCATCCACGCAGGCGGCTGATCCGGCGTGCCGGTGAACCGCGCCAGTCGCGGTCGCTCTGTCATTGCATACTTCCACATGTCCATCGCATGGTCGTTGCGATCCACTGGCTTGTCGCTCAGTTCGTCGCTGCGATCCCGCTGGAAGTAGTACTCGGTGATCTCGTCTACGAACCAATCGCACTTGTCGCTGACGTAGAAGTGCGGCGCTGGATGCAGTCCATTGATGGGATGCTCATGCGACCGCACGATTGCAAGATACTGCCAGTTCTTCTCCACACCAGCATCGATGTCGCGGTTGCCCCGCTGCATGGCAATGCCTTCGCTGCGGAACATGTCTGCAACTGTCACTCCGACTGTGTGCTTGCTGCCTGCCTTGCGGTTGAAGATGTCGGGGTCGGCATACACTGGCCGAACGTTGTCCACCGGCACCTCGTGTTGGATGCGTATTTGCTTGATCTGCGTCGCTGCATGAGCGACAGTAAGCTCCGCAACTCGGAACCCGTCCAGCAGGAACACGTTGTTGTCGTCGTCGGTGAAGAACAATCCATAGCATGAGTGTCGGGACAAGCCATGGTCATACCCCTCGAAGAAGCTGGGCTCGAACCCCATAACACGCATCTGGTGCAGGTATCGGGCCATATCTTCATGTCGCATGACATGTTGCGTTTCATCGAACGCTGGATACACGAGACCCGAGAGCGCGCCCCACTTGCCGAATACAAATCGGTCTCGCATCGCTCCCGTGTACGTCGCAAGCATCGTTCGGATGTAGTCCTCGCCGACGTTCTCAACGTTCTCGTAGGTGCTGCCTTCAAACAGCTCGACAATCGGGGTTGGTTTCCCGTCGGTGAGCACTGGCCGACCGTTGTTGTCAACCTCACACAGGAGCTTCGGGTTGATGACGCCGCGCTGGTAGTCCTGAAGGGGCTTAATAATCTCCCTGTAACACCAATTGCGCGTTGGGTTGAGCGTTGCAACGAACCAACGGGGGCCAACGGGCGGCATGCCGTCATCCGCACCTACATACTCAGTGTTGCCACGCAACCGACCGAGCAGGTCCATGAAGTCCTTGTGCGTGAACTCGGGGTCCTCCATCTGGTCTACAATGATCCAGTCGTAGGTAGCCGACAGGAGGTTCGACTTCGTTTCCTCTGTATCCTTACCGCGCTGTGCCACGTAGCGGAAGTTGACAGTGCTCCCGTTGGTTAGGATCACCGTGTTGTCGTCCTTCGTCGGATGCCGCTTGATCCAGTGCTTCGGGCACCACTTCAGGAACTCCTTCCTGATGGTGTCGTTGAGCTTGGGATAGGTTGAGCGTGCGATCAAGCCATTGCAGCCAGGATAGTCCTTGCACAGCTTCAGTGCCTTGATGCATGTCGCAGTCGTCTTCCCGTTGCCGAAGCCACCACCAATGAACTGCACCTTGGCGCGCGACTGTTGAAAGCGGTCCTGCATACCGCCTTCAACAATCTTGTAGCGTCGCGCTGCCTCAGCCATTAGTCCATCTTACCGAACAGCACGACGGTGTCGGCAGCAGTGTTCGAGTTGACCACCACCGACGAGTTCCCAGGCTGTAGCGCGAACACGATGCCGCCAGCCGACGTGAGCGCGGTGTTCTGTCCACTGCCTGTGGTGCCCGCCGACACAACCATGTAGTGCGAGTATTGGTTCCCGCCGTAGCCGTTCGTTGACAGATCAATGATGTGCGGCACCTGGACCGTGTTCGGTGCAGGTCCACCGGCAGGAATGATCACTCTCGCGGCTGCTGCTGAACCTGCAACGAATGCCATGGTTACGGTCCCTTCGGTGGCGGATCAGGTGGCACGAAGCCTGCTGCCGATGTCACGTTGACAGCCTGCGGCGGTGCCGGTGGTGCAGGCGCCGGATCGGGCGCCGCTGCCGGTGGCGCAGGATCAGGCGGCGGTGCCGTCGTTGTCGTTGTTGGTGTCGTTGCCATGTGGTTCTCCTTTCATCACGTGGGAAACGGCAAGCGTCAACGCGCGCTTCATCGCGTCTTTGGCAAGTTCGAGTTCTTCACTGTGTCCAATGGCACAGCAGGTGCGGTGGAAGTCACGACCGATCTCCTTGAAGTGCTCGATGATGATCTCGTCACTCGATAGCCATGTCGATTGCTGGAGCGTCGGTGTCGGTATCGCGCTTGATAACTTCAATGATCAGACCCCCCTCCATGCGGTGACGGTGTTCGACAACATCGGCTGGACGGTGCCCTGCTCGGTCGAGTATATCACGCGCCGCCGTAATGCGATCTGCGCGCCGCCCCTCATGCAACGCTTCGACCATCGCATCGACCGCGTGTCGTGCATGGACTGAGAACAGGTCTCGCACAGACCGTCCTTCCCCTTCGAGCACACTACGGACCACCGCCTCGTGCATACACTCGTAGGCGTCACTGGTCCTGATCCGTCCGATCCGCTCAACATCTGCTCCTGTGCACTGCGCAATCGCGTCATCGTCGAGGCCAAACAACGTGAGCGCGACGACTACACATGCGGCGTTCACCACACGCGGCACGTCGGGTAGGTCGTCAATCGACCGGCGCACCGGCTCTGGCTTCGGGTCCGGTGGCGCTGTCGGCGTTGCCGCAGTTGGCGGTGGCCGCATGAGCCTGCCACTCGGCATGATGATGCGACCATCCGCGAGGCGCAGTGGCTCTGCGCCATTCGGCAGATCACTCATCTGCGTGCCGCACTCCCAGCGAGTGTAGCGCCCAGCCGTGCCAACGCGGCGCTGTCGCCCAGGTTGACGCGCGTTGGCACCGGTCTCGGCACGACGCGGACGCCGACAGTCGGTCGCGGCATCGACCCAGGCGCAGGCGGGATCGTGAGTTCGGGGTTGGGCGGTCCCAGTGGCCCACCCGGACTGCCAGCCGGTGCATTCGGCACACGCGGCATCGAGTTGTCGGGCGTTGCACCACCGACGGCGCGACTGATGGCGCGATTGAGCGGGTTATCGGCTGCGGGTGCGGGCACCTCGGTGCGTGAGCGCACATCCGACATGGTCGGCTCGGGTTGCGCGCTCGTGTCTGGTGAGCCTGCCGCTGGCTTCGCTGGCGGCTTGAACAGCGGGTTGCCTTCCGGTGATGGCCTGCCGCCAAGCGCGCGCGATCCACCGACCACGGCGGCACCGGGCAGCAGGCTCAGCAGGATCGACGACACGATGTCGCCAACACCGGGTCCGGTCGGTGCACTCGCAGCGGCGAGATCGGCATTCGATGGGAAGTTCGTGCTGCCACGTGCAGCCGCCGCACCAGCGGGATACTGCGCCCCCTGGAAGTTGGTGCTGCCGCGCGATGCATTCGGATCGACAGGCGGCGGTCCACCGCGCGCGGGCATCGGACCAACGGAGCCCGGATCACCGGGCGACACAATCGGCGGCATGTTGCGGACACCCGGTATCACACCGGGGTTCTGCGCGTTCGCCACTAGCAGACGGCTCATGTTCTCGCCTGTCGGCTGTGCACCACGCGCTTGCAGTGCCGCAAGTATCTGCGACCGTGCTGGCGTGTTGTCGGCTGCGTCGATGCGTTCACTACCTTCAGCCATCGTCGTCTCCCTTCAACCAGCGTTTGCCGAGAACGAGCACGACTACGGCCAGTGCCAACACGATGAGGCCACCGACCGTGATCACACTAGCCGATGCCCATGAAGTGCAGCTTGCCACCACCACCGTTGCCGCCGATGTCAGCGGGATACGGCGACGGGCCGGGCGTGCGAGCGAGCAGCCCGTTGTTGATCCACGACACATCCTGTGCAGTGGTCACGCGGTTGACGTACGCAATCTGTTCCATCAACTGCGCGCCACCGGGAGCGCTGATCTGTGCCTTCAAGCGGGTGCGAAACTCCTGCGCGGTGGCTCCAGGTGCAGCGCCAACCAACGCGAGCAGCAGACGACGCAGACCACGTGCACCGGGAACACGCAGGTAGTGCGCGATCCTTGCGTCCTGCTGATTGAAGCCGTTGTCCCACACAATGCCGCTGGTCGCGCCTTGGTTCGCGGCGCCGGACCCCAGTGTGGGCGTCCAGCCGGTGAACGGGATGGTCCCGTTGCCGGGAACTTGCGGCGGGCCATACTGTGCCATTTCATGAGCCTCATCAATGGGTTGGGGAACAGCGGCATGTGCAACGAGTGCGGTAAGCCGGGAGCCTAGCACGAGGCAGCCTGCCGGATCAACGGTTTACAGGCGTAAACCACCCAAATAATGACCGCAGGTGCCCATACTACACCGCACCATGCCCGCGCATACTGTACTACACGTTACACACTACACTACATACACACTACATATACACCACATATACACCACATGTGCAACGACACACCACATGCACACCACAACACACCACATGCACACAACACGCGCACGCACATGCGCGGCGATGTTGGCGTCGGCATGCTGTCGGTGCGCCGGCCACTTGCCAGCGCGCTTCATCCCCCTGTTTTGGATTCGAGGGGCCATGGGGGCCATCGTTGCACGTGCATGCGCGTGCGTAACGTTCCGCTTGCAGCAGGCGCAGGAGTTCACGCACCACGCCAGCGAAACGACACACACCGCATGCGTAACAGTGTCGCATGTGCACTTGTGTCGCATGTGTCATTGTTGTGTATGTGGTGTATGTGTGGTGTATGTGTGGTGTGTCACGTCGCGTCGCGTTTACACGTGTAAACGACTGCATCGTTGCCGGTCGTTGCGCATGTGTGGTGCATATGTGGTGCATGTGTGGTGCACGTGTGCACGTGCGCATGCCATGTGTTTACACGTGTAAACGCTATGCGCAGCAGCAGCGCAGTGGCAGTGCGTAGACTTGACACAAGCCATTGTTTCTACTATACTATTTGCAGTTGGTGGGTTGTCCATCAACGGGTTGCCGCGATGCGCACCGCGCACGACGGCAGGAAAGGATGAAGACAATGGCTCGCAAGACCACGAACAAGCCCGCGACACTTAACAACAAGCCCGCCTCTCGCACTCGCAATCGTAACGTCATGTCGGTTGACGCAACGATTGATCTCTACAAGCCAGTGGTTGCCGCCGCGTTCAGCAAGGCTAGCGGCGCAATCGTTGACGCAGCGTCCGCCCGCCAGATGACCGCGTTCGTATTGATGCAGTATCATCACGCGCTTGTCATGAACGGCGCTGAGGTTGCGGAATGGTCCGCCATCGCAGTGAGCAGGTCCGAGGCACACACAACGTTCACTGCCCGTGCGGTGGAGGCGTTCTTGGGCAAGCGTTCCGCAACCAAGGAGAAGGATGAGAGCGCCAACGAGTTCACGGCACGCAAGCGTTACGATGCCGATGCACGCATTGTGCGAGACAGTGTGTGGCACGCTGCATCACTGGTGAAATGCGGCATCGATGCCGATGCATTCGACAAGACTGCTGGCATGTTCCGTGTGCCGGTTGAACTCGTTACGCCGCCGAACACCGTGATTGATCCGTTCATGGGCAAGGATGTGAAGACGTTCCTGCTCGACAACAAGTCGGTGCGTTTCTGGGAAGGCAGCGGCTCAGATAGCAAGCCCGTGAACTTCGTCATGAGCATGAACCATGTTGCTGACGTGTTCGACGCGAAGCGCGACAGCAGCAAGAAGGTTGAGCCCGTCGTAACTGGCCGCGCCGCTGCGAAGAAGAAGCGCGAAGCAGCGCGCAAGGCACAGGTTCAGGCAACGCCGGTCATGGTCGGTGGTCAGCCTGTGAGTGCAACCGGTGCCGGTGCTGTGCCGGTGCAGATTGCAGTGCCGACACCCGGCACGACGCTGTCGCCTGTGCAGCTTGCGCAGCGCGAGGCATACATCAAGGTGACACCGGCGGAACGTCTCGCTACCGAACTGCGGAACAAGTGGCGCGATGAGTTCACCAGCAAGGAACACAAGGCATTCTCTCACGCGACCACATCGCCCGAGTTCCGCAACGTTCTCGCTGATCTGCAATTCTTCCTCGACAAGTTCAAGGTGGAGTTCGCTGCTACCATGCCTAAGCCGGAACAGCCTGTTGCCGAAACCAAGCCCGAGGCACAGGCTGCTGCGATCAAAGCGACACGCAAGCGCGCTGCCAAGTAACGCACGCTAGCGCAACAAACCCCGGTGCGGAAACGCACCGGGGTTTTTTTGTGCCTGCGAAACGGCGCGCGCGCAGCGCGTCGCCACTATAGCAACGCCAGCGCAACGATCAGCAGCGCAACGAACCAACGCCGCACGCCGCAAGGCGCTGCGGCTTTTATTGTGCCCACTATGCGCCTGCATGCAGCATGCGCTGTGCACCACGCGCATCGTGCGCGATGGTAAAATCGCAACGCGCGTCACTTAACAACGACAACGCCGCAACATGGCGCCGCAACATGCGTGATGCCCACCCACACTGGGGCTTGCTGTAGTAATCCTATTAGCGCAGTAGGTATAAGCTGCTGCCATGACTGCGCCCGAGACCCTCCATTTCTGCTGTAACACAAGCGTTGCGCGTGCGTAATCGCCATGAATTGCTGCAATTGCTGCCACAATTGGGGTGCAAATGCAAAAAAGGGCTTGACACAGGCCCAAAAGCCGTGTATAATGTAATTTCAATCGCCGGAGGCACAAGTAAGTAAGTAAGTAAGTAAGTAAGGGGTGTGTGTGTGTATACTACGTATACACACACACGCTCCGTATGTTGCGTAGCAACATACGTGCGCGTGCGTAGCACGGGCACGTATGGTGCGTAGCAACATTCTGTATGCGGCGCACGCCGCTGTGGTGCCGCCGTGTGGTTGAGGCGTTTACACGTGTAAACGCCATGTGCAACTACAACATGACACAAGGAACAGCATGTTCGACTTCATCAACGACCTGAATGCGGCTGCGATCATCACGATCCATACGCAGTTCAAGCGACACGCAATCCCGTGCACACGTGCTGCCGTGTTGCGCCACTTGTCCAGCGGCAACACAGGCGTGCACATGTGGCTGCACGATGACAACTGCCTCGTTGCCTTCGATGACACAGACGATGCAGATGCACTCATCAACGTGATGCGCGGTGATCACAAGCATGCAGCGAGGCATATGCTAGAGGTCCCGGCGCTCGTGTGGCAGCATATGGTCGGCCACGTCGAGGATTACGCAGTGATCCAGGAGCGCGACTTCTCGACGGTGCTCATGTTCACAGAGCCGCAATGGCGCACTCGGTTCCTGTCCGAGTGCATCACCGCATTGCAGTTCTACCTGATGACGAACAAGAGCAAGACCGCCGCGCGCGTGCTGGAGTTCATGAAGCTCCAGCGCAACCGCATCACGTTGCTGACATACGACGACGTGAGGCAGCGCATGCTGCGGCTCAATGAGACAGAGGGAGCAGAGTAATGCGCAAGAAGCGTGCAAGCTATGACATCGTGTGCTCAATCGATGACGTGTGCAAGTTCCTGCACACGTCACCTGCTGTAGCGGCAGGTGTCGAGTTCGGTGTCATCCGCCGTGGTGAACGCACGACCATTGTGTTCGGTGGCGATCGCAAGCACGAAGCCATGTTGTTCTTGCAGTCGCTGTGCGAGAACAAGCAGCGACCGGACAACATGATGATGCTGGTCAACGACATCTTCTATCAGGATGTGGCGTCGCTACGTGAGCGCAAGATCATCGCGATGTATACGTTCGATGACTACACATTCGTCATGTTCCTGACGCCTGACGAGAAGCAGCGGTTCCTGCTGCGCAGCAAGCATGATCGCGTGGCGAAGATCGGTGGCTACAGCCCCCGGCGCGGAGCGCCGGCGCAGGTCAACCCCAGGGCACCGGCGCAGTCGATCTCCACCACACCACGCCGGTAGGTTTACACGTGTAAAGGAGTTTGCACATGTTCGATCCCAATTGGACGGTGATTGGTGTCATCGTCGGCGGCATCGTGGCCGTCACGCTATTCGACCGCGTCTTCATCAAGACGCACCTGAAGCAACCGCGACCGATGTTCGATCTCAAGGACCTGCGACCGAAGACTGCGCTGCACAGGCCACAGCGCGCGCAGCGATCGCTGTCTCATGAACCAGCAGATCACTACGCTTACATCGACATGCGCGCAGTCAACCGGTGGCAAGCCGATCAAGCATCGCTCGATGGCACGAGCGGTGGTGAGCGGCCGTAATACACGAACCAGGAGAGTAAACCAATGAGCTTCGACAACACCGCTACTGCGGATGCGCCACGCATCTCGCAGCCGTCGTCCATCTACATCATGCGTGCCAAGGTCACGGAACGCGACCGCACGTTGTGGCACTCGTGGCATGGCTACGATGGCGCGCAGCAGTTGAGCCGCCGCATCATGCAATACTACCTGAGCCATACCGAATACACGGTGCTCAAGCTCGTGATGTGCACCATCGTGAGGACGCCACAGAGTGTGTTCGTCGCTGCTGTGGGCGGCAGGGTGCTGCGCGACGCAGCCGACGAGGTCAAGGTCTACGGCAGTCGCGCGACTGCTGAGCTGGACATCGAGCGCATCACGAGCGCGTCCTGATGTGGTATCAGTTCGAGGAGAAGGTTCTAGCCGCAGCACTTGCCGCTGCCGTCATGGCTACATTCGTAGGCATGATATGGCGGTAGGCAATCACAGTGTGATCGGTGTCCCACCGGGCACGCGATTGCTGCGCATCAGTCGGCTGCGTGGCTACTGGATAGTATGGACAGCCACCAGTGACTACGTGCATGGGACATACCTGCGTATGTACGACAGCGGTAAGGTCGTGCGCGTAACTGTGCGTATCGATGAAGGCGACGAAGAGTTCGTCGTCCGCCCAACAGACAAGGAGATTGGGCTATGGCTAGAGTGAAGACACGTCTGCGGGAAGACAGCGCAACCGCAAGCGCACCCAGGCGCACGAAGCTCGTGACGCCGCCAAAGAAGTGCGACGGTTGCAGCAAGCAATTCAACCAGGAGGACGCGATCAGCGACATCAGGACGTGGAGCGGCCAGTGGGGCTACTTCTGCGAGGACTGCGTGCCGCGATGGAGCTTCGACCCGCACAACCCATATGGCATGGGCATGGGTCAGCGGTATGTCTACAGCAATGACGGCTGGTATAAGGTGAAAGGCTAACCGGCGGCGCAGCCGCCGCCATTGTTCGAGTGTCCCACCCGACATCTGCGGCGGCTGCTGCCACGAGTGCAACATGGGAGAGATGTGATGACGCCGATGGTATGGGTCATGGCGCCAGGAGTGCAGCCAGAGATGCTGGGCTTCGTGCCGACGTTCTTGTCGGAGGACGACGAACGCACTGCGGCTCAGCAGTTCGATAGCAACTACCGACACGGCGGTGGTTGGCGGCCGTTCGGGCGCTGGGTGCTCGATGAGGTCTCGCACGTGTTGAAGTATCCAGGCGACCCACCGCTAGAGCCGCTAGCGTTCGCGAAGCCGCATGGCAAGGAGACTGTCATCTTCTACGAACACGCTATCGTCTGCATCGTGCAGCCAGATGGCAGCTTCGAGGTAGCGCGATTGGATTAATCCGGCGGCGAAGCCGCCGCAGGTGTCGCTCCACGGCG